GAATATTGATATTCAGAAATACTAGAATCTATTATAGATGGAAATAATGCTTCACTCATCCAATATGGAGTCGACCCTGTTATATATTCAGTACCAGACCAGAATACATATTGATGACTATATATACTGCCATCATATTTATCCGCAACTGATGCTGTTAAATATGCTTGATATTGGTCATCATCATTACCAGAAACAGATGCTATATCTGTTACTTGTCCATTAAAATTTAAATTTAAATAATCTGCACTAGCAGTTGGCTGTACTTTAGTTAATACTGTTTCATATGTATTATCAAACCGATGTACATCTGGTAATAAACTTTGTTTACTTCGTTCTAATAAATTAGGCTGAATTAATAAACCTGTTAATTTATTAGCACGGGCTGGTAATAATTGATCTAGTTGTTTAAAAAATGACATATCAAACAACGTAAATATTTTTATATACGCATTGATATCATTTTTATCAATATATTTTTTCCAATATTCGTGTGATTTTTTTATTAATGCCGGATATGCAAATTTATCAGTATCACCTGGATCGCCTATATAATCATCTAAAGAAGTAAATCCTAATTGAGCAATAATATCTTCATCAATCATAGTTTGCGGAGAAAAATATATTGCTAATTTATTACTATCTAATGGAGCTTTATCATATTGACTACGTTCTGCTCTAGTTTTTATATCTAACGATCCGATTAATTCATTATTTTCTAATCGTATTTTATTATCATCATATGTACCCGTACCTAATGATATTGAATCATAATAATATGTTTCTTCAATCGAATCATATGGTTCAGAATTAGACCATGATGTAAATGATGCAGATATTGTATTAATAACCGGCTGTGCTCCTGTTAAACTACTAGTAGTTGCATGATTAACTTTTTGTGTTAATGGTAATCTAAAAAACAATTCATTATATGAATCTACATTACCATCATATGCTGCCGGGGCTTTAACATGATTATTAAATGCTGTGTTTTCTAAAGAAACATTCCATAATCGTAATTCTTGTAACTGTCCCTTTAATCTAGACGAACCAGTACTAGTACCACCTAAAACTATAGATCCTGTATTACTAAATGATGCAGTCGCAGATGCAGATACCGCAGCAATTATTTTACCATATTTAGATCGTTTTGCTACTACTTCTAAATTAGAACCAGAAGTACGTAACATTGTAGATACCCAACCACCATCAAACATTTCAATATCTGCAGACGAAGTACCATTAATTTGTATAGTTCCTAAAGTACCTCTAGTATAATCAATTGTTACAGCATTACTACCAATAGTATATAATGTCATTGTATTCGGTAACAATGGATTTTTTAAAACATCATCTGTTTTAAATCGTAATTCTACCGTATTTAATGATTGTGAATAATTAACAGTTACAGATCCTGCTGCATTTGTAATTAAATCTAATGCATAATCAAAATTTAATTTTTCATAAACGGGCACCCTATCTATTCTAGGACCTCCAAATTCTTTAATTGTTATTATAGATTGTGGAATACCATAACAAGATAATAATGCTTGTACACTTCGTTTAGTACCTTTAGATTTTAATAATAACGGTAAATTATTAACAATACGTCTCCACACAGTATATGTCATTTCACGACCAGATAATGAATGTTGATTTACCGAATTAGATCCTGTAGTTGGTATCCCTATTTCGTTGGTTCCTAAAACATATTTCCATAAATCTTGTGATTGTTTACCATCAGATAAATTCCATCCAAATTGTTTTGCTACTGAATATAATAATTCATTCGGCATACCTAACTTTGGATTTTCTTCTCGTTTATTTATATTAGTCATATGATTAATGTATGTATACATTATATCATAATGATGTCCTAACATATTAACAAACGTATGTAAATTTATACTATCTTGGCTAAAACGTATATGTTCTGGTATAGCATTAATTAATGAATTATAATTTGATGCGTCATATAATTTAGCATACGTATATACCGTATCAAACCAATTAGTAAATTGTGAACTATTAATTGAAACTAATGAATATGGTTTTGTCGAATTTGATTTTGGAACTGGAGTTATATAACTACCAGTAACAGAAGGTACATTTGCATCGATTAAAGGAAGTGTATATGTAGTTAATTTCGAAGATGATTCGTAATATAAAAAGTTTTCAAATGCATCAAATCCGCTAATTAAATTAACACGTTGCTTTTCTAAATCTTGGGCATTTGTTGTTGATACACTTCCAGAAATTAACGATACTGATGCACTTTGAGCTGTATAATATTCTAGTAATTGTAATTTGTATTTAAAATTTTCTAAACGTTCTGTAGCTGAACTATAAAAAATAAAATTATTGAAATCAGAATAATCGATATTTAATTTTATTCCTGATAAACTACCAGAAAAATATGCATCGATAATCTGCTGAGATGTTTGAGTTGACGATCCTAATAATTCATTCCATGTTTTTAAACCAGTATCAGTAGAAACATCATACAATGGTGTTGCTGCCCAATTCGGATTAGCTAATTGTGTTGTAGTAATCGTTTTAGGTATACTAGGTATAACATTAATTCGATCTACATATGGTTTTTTTAATTCTTCAACGATCCAACATTTAAAATCTAATTTAAATTCTTGATCTAATGGTTGTAATAATTTTACATATACATATTCGCCGATTACTACACTATTAATAAATGATACGCATTTATTTCTACTAAAGTTTAGTAAATATGATTTATAGTAATTAGTAATTCCACCGGTAACTAGATTTTGTGTCTGTTTAACAGTATTAACAAAATTTGTTATTTGTTGTAAAAATATAGTATCGGTAGGATTAATTGCACGTAATCTAACTTCTGTACGGTCTGGTGATATATCATCAATTACCAAGTATTGTCGATTATAACTACCAATTAAATTTTTAAAAAAATTAACTACAATTTTAAACGAACCATTTGTTACATTTAAATCACTTAACTGGCTATATAAATCAATACCAATTGGATTAATTAAGTTAATATTTTGATTATTAGATTTATCAATATATGATCCAACTGCAGTAGTAGTTTGAGTGTTATGAATACCTGTAATCCATGTCGAATTTGAATATAAATGCAATTCGATTCTAGAATCATTAGCTTGTACATCTGTGGTAAAGTTTACTAAATTAGGTGATAACGTCAGTAAACTTCTTTTATTATCTGGAATACGTTCTGCAGATAATGATGCACTAGCATTTAATATTTGATTTATGTTTACGTATTGAGATAACATTTTTACTACTTTATATTATATTGGTTGATTCCATTCATCTACATTTTTACTTGCATTTGTAATTACCCAATATGATTGATCTGCATTAATTGTATGATATCTAAATTGTTCTTGATGTCCACAATTTGCACCGATACTAAATACATCTCCAATTTCAAATTCAGCATTTGTTATAATTGTTTCAAATTCCGTTGACCATACCTCATATGGTGTTATAACACCCCATCGACCATCTTCGCCAGATCTGGAATATTGTTGATTTTTATATATAGGCGTATACGGATAATCTGGTCCTTCTTTTATAATAGAAAATGCAACGGTGCTCGGAACATCGGTAGTGCTACCACCATCATATCTATGATTAATTTTAACACGGAATTTTAAATCCGCACCTGAATTTTTAATTTCTTTTGTTATATAGTATTTACTAATATTGTTAACATGTTGAGTAACACCATCTACTACTTCATCCATATCAATCTGTGAAAATAATAATGCTGATACTATTGTAGAATTAGTTAATGGTTTATATCTCGCATATATATCATCAACAGCATCAGGTAATGGTACATCAAATTCATCTAATGGTGCCTGTACATTATCAATTGGAATTACCGGGAAACTATAATAATCAAATGACGTATTTAATACACGTGTAATAGATTCTACGGTATATTGTTGATCAATACATTCTACAACTAATAATTGATTTAATCCAGATCCTGATTCTAATAAAATATTACCAGCAGTATCACGTGAATGTATACTCTTGTTATTTGAGTTAAATGTTAAACCTTTAACAACGTATGCAGAGGATACTCCAATTGGTACTGGATTATATATTTGTGTATTATTACTTGGCATTATCTCACTACTTTAAAATATATTTCATCAGTAATATATTGTTCTTCAATTCCATTTACTATTTTTAATTCCAATCGATAGTTACGTTCTGGCATAAAACCATTCATATCTAAATAAATAAAATTGCTTGTACTATCACAACTTACTTTAGTATAAATATCATCATATGGAATTATTGTCTCTTCTGTAACTGCATCTAAAACGGTATAATAAGTTGTAGTAGGCAAGAATTTAACGGTTTGTTGTGGGAATAAATTAGTAGGAGATTTTTGCGGATATTTGTCTCGAGCATAAATTCTTATTTTAGCAATTTCAGTGTCTTTATACTGCGGTTTAATATGAGTATATACTGCATAGGAGTCAGTATTAACAGATGTTAACGATCCTGTTGTAAAAGTGCTATTATCCCAATATAACGTTAATTTAGGAACATAAATAGTATGAGTTTCCCGACTAAAATATCTAACATATCCAGTCACGGCAGCATTAGCTTCGTCTGCATCTGAAAACTTAATTAAAAAACCATTATTTGGTATAGCATTGCCGGCACTACCAGATATCCATACTTTTATAGCATCAGTAACATCGATATTTAAATCAGTAGGTCGTTCTTTAGATGCTTCCGAATTAGATAAGCCTGGTTGATTGAAAAACGTTTGATTAAAATTATTAATATCAAAAGTACCAGATCCGGATTGATAATACCAACTACCACCTTTACCCGAACCAGATACATAAATCGATGATGAATTTACTTGTATGTTTTGACTACTAGAAATCCATAATGATCCGGATTGGGCATTCAATGACCATGACATATAAGGAGTCGCCCAAGAAACTCCATCTGTTGTTACTGGCGAATCTGAATAAAATCCAGTACCATTCATCCATGGCTGACCAGTTAATTTTGCATCAACAGTAAAGTCACTAGGTAAATTTTTAGCATGGGTTGTATATAATTGTAATACAAATTTACATGCATTTAGATTTACAGAATATTTAGCAATAGATGCTGAAACTTCAGCCATATCAAACTTAACTAAAGCTCGAGACTTTTGCCATGTTTCTCCATCGGTACCTAAACGCTTTCCTACTTCTAGAATTTCATCGATACCAGTATTAGCAGTTTCTGATGATTCATATAATGTAGCGTCTTTTTCTGCGTAAAATATTCTAAACATTTATATCCTTTAATATATTTAATCTGCAATTGAATTTAATAATTCAGCAAATTTATCAATTTTTTCTTTATTATCCGCACTCAATGTATCGTAATCCATTTCTACAATATCCAATGCTATAGGTAATTCGGCTACAATTA